GCCTAATTGGCAGCTGGTCCTGAATAGAAAATCATAGATGGAACATTAGTAAAGAACAGAAAATTAAAATCTGGTCCTATACTATGAAATCTAGATATATTCAGAGCTGCACAAAGGGTTGTGTTATTTAGTGGAGCTATATTGAAACTAATACGAGCCGCTTCTAAATTGGTATTATCATTACCAGAACCTATAGTGGTGGTTGCAGGGTCAGTTGTTCTAAATCTATATTTAGAATACATGGGATAATTAACAGAAATACCACCTTGGGTATGTTGATTGGTAACGGAACTACCCGCAGCACCACTAAGATAATTTAGTAAATATCTAGCGGAAGCACTGCGAGTAGGTCCCGCACCAAGATTAATCGATGTGTAGTAATTAGCAGCTGTAATAGCTGTATTAACTCTATCGGCTTTTATAGTACCCAAAGCGATTGGTGCATTTACCGCATAATGCCAAGTATGTGAACCACGATAACCGCGATAACACCAAGCAATCCAATTATAATAAGTTGGAGAGACAAAATTATAAGGAAAATTGCTGGCCGGAGTTATAGTTCCAACTGCAGAATGTATCCCATTTGGATCATATCCTAAGTATAATGGTTGATAACCATGGTAATTGGTTATCATTCGAAATTGACTGGTAGTATCGGAGCCAACATCAGTAGTCAAGTTTAAACATGCTCTGCGTAGTAAAGTTCGAATTGAACCAACACGCTCACCCATATACACTAGATTACTAGATGGATCACGAGTACCAGATTCTCCCATTGATACACAAGAAGGATCTTCATAAGATACTTGATCTGATTGATATTGATAATCTACTAAATCAAAGGAATGATCCTTTGGTGCAGGTATGGATTCTATATACAATCCTTCTTCCTCCTCAACAAGTGATTGAAGGTCATAAGGTGTGACAGAAATTGGTAAATTTACAGGATTTGCAAATTCCAAATTTTCTGCTCCACGAACTGACACTAAAACTCCTACTGTAGAAGTAGAAATAGGACAAGTTAATATTGTTAGAACCTTAACAGTGAGATAACCATTAAAACAACGAGTATCAAATGCAGAGGCACCAGAGGATGTCCCAGACGCATAAAATTGGCTGTTATAATTAGCTGAATTAGTATAAGTAGGGCATTCTTGATATTCTGTGGCTTGTAGATAAGGCACTCTAACTTCAATGTCAGTTTCTTCTGAGATATCAACAACTTTGGTGAACACAACATTGGATGAATTTCCAACGAGTGAAACATCAGCAGTTGGATCCCATTGAATAAGAACACGACCACGATGGAACCTAGAACATATAAATCGAAAACGAAAAATTATATCTCCTCGCCAATGACCAAACATTGCAGAAATATGTCCCATAGGAGTATTATTAACTATATTTCTAGAGGCAAGAGTGACCGAATTTGCAAAATATGGACTAACAAATGCTGTGAAGATATTATCATCAGTAGCATTAGAAGTGGTATAAGTAAATTGAGTCACATAGGATTCTCTTGTAACTAAATTAGAGATAGCTAATGGATCTTCTCCAGATAAACCAGCAACTCTTGGATCGATGGTTAATTCATTTTTAGGATCTAATGTTAATCTCTCAGTAGGTTGTGAAATATGAGGTGATGCAAAACTATAAAAGGCCGTAGGTCTATATGGTTCAGCATCTGAAACAACTGGAACATTAGTAAAACCAAAAATAGATGCAACTCCAGCAACAGCTGAAGATATCATATTTGTGGCTTTAGCATATGGACCTATAATGGGTGCTTTGGTAAGCATACCAGCTATTTTGGAAATAGTGGTAGCTGGACCAGAGATTATACCATTACGTTGTTCAAACTCAGATTGATATCTATAATTTCTTCGTTGATTAACAAGATGATCCAAAAATTTGGAAAGTTGATCAGTTTCTGAATATGATAAATCTCTTATGCGACTATAAATGTGATGATAATTGTACTCTGGAATTTCTTCCACATCAGAGTGTGAACCACACTGAAGAGCGAGACCAGTAGTAGTTCCAACTAAACGTACATTTTCAGCCCATGCATAAACAGTAACAGTAACACCCGTACCAGCCGAAGCACCAGCATTATCTAAAGAATAGATAGAACTAAGTGTGACTGTACCCATGTTCTGAAAATCCGAACGAGTACCTACATTCAACCAATTTTTATGATAGAAAAATGGTAAGACCATTTCACCTCCTTGATTTGTTTGAGGAAAAATATAAATGTGTGGTCGCTGTGAAGCCGGCATATTAAAAGCATCAAGCTCAGTATTACCAGCACGCAAACCACCCCAAATATTTTCACTATTGAAAGATGTTAATGGCAAATAACTCGCCAATCCAGCACCATAATAAAACGGTGAAGCATTAACGAGTATTCGGATATGCAAATCACAAGAAATGAAGGAATAATTATCCAACTTCTTTTTAACTGCTGTACTATTAAAATAATTATCCCAGGGTTGAAATGTTTGAGCCAATTTTGCTCCTTCTAACCAAGTATAAGCTTGGATTCTTAACGGTCGTTTGAGAAAATCTGCAAGCTCCGTTGAAGGCATGTAATCGGAATAGTAAGAACGGTCGTTATCACCATCCATATCATAAACAACTCCAGGATTTTCGTCAAGGTACTCCACATTGACGTGAGTCTCTGATGAAGAAGCAGACGATACCTTAGCACCGCCATGTTGTTCTGCAATATTTCCTTCATCCGACTGCAGAACATATCGAATAAAATGATGATTAAGCTCATCAGGGCTTTTAATTTGTATTTTATTGTTATTTTGAGTAGGTAATTTATAAAATACATAGGAATACCCATTCCCATGTACATTGTTATTCTAATTGCACGTCAACCATATGCATCCTTAAATAAGGACTTTGAGGAACACTCAGGTGAACTACAATACTACTATCCATTCTTCACATATTTACAGATAAACATAAAATAATACATGACAGTAACTACAATAGTATAATATATAATGGTTTAACAAATAACATATATATTTGTGGAAGTTATATTAGACTCCCATATGTTGCGAAGATCGCCAAAATTCGTCTCGTAATTGAGACCAAGATGGGAAGGTCGCTGGTTCTATCCAAAGCTCAAAGTCTATTTTACGTAATGATGCACGTAATAAATCGCTCTTTGCCTCGAAAATATCTTTTCCGTACCAGAAATACTCTCGCACGGCACTCGAAACAATAGCACACATTTGTTCTTGTTTCGATATAGTTTTGGATCTAACCCAAATCATAAGCATTTTTTCTATTGAAGTGTGATCTAGTGGACAAACAAAAGCACCTATATCAGCATCAAAACGCCAAGTTCTTTTTAAGAAACTTGCCTGATTAATGTGAATATATGGTTCACTTTTCGCTTCTTTTTCAGCCATTGTATAAACAACACCGACAGAAGCAAATTCAGCTTGTATGGCAGTATGATTATACCAAGGTGCATCATCACTGACTCCCATGATATTATCATCACCATATGTCATTAGTTTCACATGCTTTTTGAAATATTTGCATGATTGTTCTGGTGACAATTTAGCATATGCATATCGCATGTACAATGAATTAACTATTGAATTTATAATAACTGTCAAAGGATGACCGGAAGGATTGCTTCCATATAATCCAATTAAATCACCAAAGTAATCAATTAAAGGAAAAGCTGTATCTTCTGAAATACCATGCATAACTAATAAGTCAGCTGAAGTAAAATTTCCAGAAGCTTCACAAATACTTATTAATATTCTAAATGCTTCCAAAATTAGTGTAGAAGACATGGCTTTATCATAATTTCCATAATCTCCAGCAACAATTTTATGTTCACCAAAATGGGTTAAATATTTATAAATTTC